GATGAACCACTTGACCCACTAGAACCACTTGAACCTGAGGAACCTGAACTGCCTGATGAACCACTAGAGCCTGATGAGCCTGATGAGCCACTTGAGCCACTTGAGCCACTTGAGCCACTAGAACCAGAAGAACCACTTGAACCACTAGACCCTGAAGAACCACTTGATCCTGAAGTACCATCTGAAGGCATATCAGAATATTCTAATACTCCTGAGGCAGGGACGTATGTTACAACATATGAAGGACTAACCTCATATGGTAATGTTTGAAGTGTAATAGGTTGGGCTGAACCTGAGATTACTAATGAGCCTGTAATTACTGCTGATCCTGAGAATGGAAAACCAACTCCTGAACCTGATATATAAACTGTTACTCCTTCAGTCCCAGATATTACTTCTGTGAAAGCTTCAGCTGAACCTGTAAAGTTAATAAAAGGAGCACTTGCCTTAAGCAAAGAACCTGTATAATATATATCAACAGTACCTGTACCTTGCCCCGCGGTACTTGACTGGTATACTCCAACGGGTACTTGATCAAGATATCTAACTTTAGCCATTTATTTATAATAAATATTAACGTTATCCGATGGATGTAGATCTATTTTGAGTTTCTTTTTCAGCAGCTGTAGGTGTAACAAAACGTCCGTCTTGTTCTGTTCCAAGGAATACTCCTTCATTATTTATCGCTTCAACTGAGAATATAATTTTAGAAGCTTCGTATGATTTCTTTATAGCGTTCATGTCTTTTTGTATAACATCTGGTATGATATATCCGTAAATTTTTAAATCAAAAGTACTACGTACTACTCTTTCTGCGTTTTCTGCTAATTCTGTTTGGAAACCAAATGAAGAAATAGTAGCTTTAAATTTATATCTTTCAGGATCTCCCCAATAGGAGTCTGAAGCATACTCCATAGCTTCAACTATTTTATTTAGTTGTTCTACATAATATGTAAATATTACAAAAGAATATGTTAAATTAACATAATCAGGTACTACAACATTATAATAAGTTTTACTAGGAGTTCTATTGTTTAATACTGTAAAATTATCATAAGCATTTTGAGCATTATAACTTTTTGTAAAAGTTCCATAATTATTAGGGCTGTTAGCATCTAATTTATTAGCTAAACTTCTAACTTTTTCAATATTATTTCTTTTAAAAACAATCAAAGGAGCCATTAAAGCACCTTTTAAGTCTCTTAAATAACCATCTTTCTGATATGATTTCCATTTTTCAGCATCCCCATATAAAACAGGAACAGGTATTCTTTGTCCATTTTGAATAGTAAAAGGTTTAATAACATTATTTAAATAATAAAAAACTGCCTCATCTATATCTTGAATACCTATACTAAAGGGTTTAGTAGTATCCTTTTTAAAAGAAGTTTGAAGAGCTCTATTATTTTCATTAGCTGAAAGGTTAGGATTTCCTTGTTCTTTATCATAAGCATTTTGTAAAGAAACACTAATCTCTTTTTGAGTTTTAGGTATTGGTTTTCTTCCGTTTTTAGCCATTATAATCTTTGTTTAGTTATACCTACTCTGTCCGCAGGAACATAGTGGGCGGTGCATATTAATGAAACATTGTAACCAAATTCAGCTAAATCAGTTTCATAAGGATTATTACCATTTGAATCTAAATAAGGATAGTCTGGGTTTTTACCTACAACATATTGGTTAGCATTTGTGTTATCTATTTCCCAATATCCTTCTTGATACATTATAAAATCACCTACTTCAGGTACAACATTAGCGTCAACTAAGTCATCTCTTAAAAATTTAAAAGTTATAGGTTGACTAAATCCTATATTTTCATCTATAATTGGAGATGTTTGATCTTGTCTTTCAATTAAAGCAAATAAAAGTAAAGGTTGTTGAAATACTCTACCTTGAGATGCTTCACCATACATATTAACAATTGTTTCTGTTATATCACATTTATAAAGTACTACTTGTTGAGAAATAATGTTCTGTATTAACTCACGGTTAATATGTCTAAACATTGAAATATCTCTTTCTTGTCCAAATAGTGCCATATTATCCTATAAAAATTGTCATTGGAACCTGATTAATTTCATTCACACGAGCTGCTGATTCTGCTGCCCTTCTTTCAAGTAATGCTTGACGAGAAGTTTGATCAAAATATTCTCTTAATCTAGTGATTAAAGCTTCTTTTTCAGAAGTTGCTGCTGATATTAAATCACCTTGGTTTAATGTTACTTCAGCTCCAGGGACTGGAATAGTACTGTATTTGCCTCTAACATATCCTAACATTTCTTTAGCTAAAGCTAATGTATATTCAAAAACCCAACTTCTACCTACAGAATTAATACTTGAGTAAGTTGGATTTCCATAAGGAGCATTAGAAACATTATTAACTTTTGTTGGAGCAGAAGTTATAGAAGCATCATATTTTTCATCTATAATAGAATATTGGAACCATAAATTAGTTCCTTCATCTCCTGTGCCTGGTATAGGGAATATTCTTAATTTATTATTAATTAATTGGAATGTGTAGTTAGATAATCTAACTTGATTTGACATTTCAATCGCTTGAATATTTTGTAAATCATAACTTAAAGGCATTAATAAGAAGTTAGTTGAAGGACCATATCCAGCAATACCTACTAAACCTACAGCACTAGCAGCACCCGGTAATATACCGGCCCACGGACTATATAGTTCAGAAACAGCAGGTACATCTTCATACCATATTTTTTTAATTTCTAAACCACCTGAAATATTATTATCAGTGGCCCAAGCACCTAAATCATAATCTTGAACACTTCCTGTTAATGTAACTGAGCCGCTATACCAATTGTAATTTCCTCCAGTACCTGCTTCCGCGGCATATTGTTGGGACATGCGTATAACACCCTCTAAATTAGGTGTAATAAGAGAAGTATTTAAGTTAGAACTAGTTGTTGACCCTTCTAAAGATAAATAATTATCTCTAACATTAAAAGCATATAATTCATTACCATATACAGTGACAGCTTGTTCAAAAGCTGTGTAAAAATTAATATCTTGTAATTCTACGTTTTCAATAGGGTAACCTAAACGTAAACCACAAAATTTTGCTACTTTATCAGCGTCTGTTTGAAAGTCAGTATCACTATCATAAAAACCAAAAGGAGTATCTCCTGGTGCAAATGAAGATGAGCCGGGCCAAATAGGGATGTTTGCCATAAATGTTTTGGTTATAAATATTAAAAAAAAGGGCTCCAATTTGAAGCCCTTATATTATTATTTATAAATATTATCTTTTTGAAGTTCCGTTAGTTCCTGAGGTTCCTAAATTAAGACCTCGTTCTGCTGCCTCTTCATAAATATTTATCAAATCTTGTACAATTGGGTCTCTATGATTTTGTTTTAAAGTAATAGCAGTCATATTTTTTATTTTACGAGCAGCTGTGTATAAGAATCTAAAACCAGAATCACGTTTTGCTTTTAAGTCTACCTGGTGGTCATCTCCACAAACAATCATTTTGCTTCGTAAACCAATACGAGTAGCAATCATTTCCATCTGTTCATGGGTGACGTTTTGAGCCTCATCTACAATAATACATGAATCTAGAAATGTTCTACCTCGCATAAATGCTAAAGGTACAATTTCAATTTTTCCGTCTTCAATAAGTTTTTCTACTTTTTCTTTATCATAAAGAGCATACATGTTTTGATAGATAGGTTGTATCCAGGGATCCATTTTTTCTCTTAAATCTCCTGGTAGAAATCCTATTTCTTCTTTAGACACTGTTGGTCTAGTTATAATAATTTTTTCGTAATGTCTTCTTATAAGACCATCTAAAGCTACTTGAACTGCTAATAATGTTTTACCTGAACCAGCTGAACCTGCTAATAAGGTTAAAGTATTATTTAGTATTTCTTCTTTAGCTAATTTTTGTTCTTCGTTAAGTTGAATTTTGAATTTAATAGGATTTTTTATCACTCTTTGTTGTCTATGCACCTCATCGGTGTGTGGTTTTGATGTCATTATTTTTTACATTGATTTTTACTAATTTATCAAGTCCAGCATTAACATGCATAGCATTGTCTAACACTGTCTCGAATTCAAACCTCCCATCTAGTGGTAATACTAGATCTACTTGAGAGCCCCATCTAATTAGACTAAATCTTTCATTTTGAGCACAAAGATCTAATTGCTTCTTAAATGGAGCAATTACGTTTACGTCTTCATCGGCTATTTGTATTAAATAATATGTGTAGTTTAAAGAAGGAACATATATTTGGTTAAACATACGTTCATTGTACTTTAAATACTCCATGTTGTTCGGGTTAACTACCTGATTTAAAATGTCCTTCTCAACCGCCAACATGGGTAAGTTTGTAGACTCAATAGGCTCTAAATGTTCATAAGTTAATATTCCTCCATAAGGAATTCTATTAATATGAACATCATAGAATGACATAAAAATACCAATCACTAAGGATGGTTTATCATATTCATCATTTCCCATTACGTCTTTTAAGGTATAATTCATACCTTTAATTTCTACAACTGCTTCATCTGGTTGGACAACTTTTTGGTACAAGATGGTTCCATCAGCTGGACTATAGAAATGTTCATGGTCAATGTAATTTGGACGGATAGGATCTCTAAAGAAAAATGTGTTACTTAGCTCACCTACAGGCAGTTTAGAGAGTTCTTTAACCTCACCGTTTAACCAATCTTCTAATGTTTGTGCCATTATAATAACGTTTTATTATGGTCAACTCTATTCAAATGCATTACCATACATGATAACATAGCACCTGATTTCATATATTCTGAGAGGTTGAAAATTACTGGTTCCATACCTTCATCAGAACAAATTTTTTCTAATGATTCAATTTTATGTTTTTCAGCCTCATAATATTCATGAGACTTTTTAAGTTCAGCAATGTTTGACGCGCATAAAATCATGTTTCCTAAGCGTACAGAGTTTGTCATTCCGCCCAAGGCATCATCAATATTTACGTCTATAATTTCAGTATACTGTTCTATTTGCGCTACCTCTTGAGGGTCGAACAGTTCAGTACAAATTAAAGTTTTGTCTTGATTTAATGGAAAGATTGAACAATCCAAATGATATAAATATTCATCAGTCATTGCAACTTTGATGATTTCCATATCAAAGTTTTTTTCCATCCACTCATAAGTCTTAATATTGGAACGAATACCATAACCCCCAATATATACATTGTCATATAAATACTTGATATCAGCTTCACCTTCCCATTTAAAAGGAGAGATATGAGTTTTGTAACCCATTTGGTTAAAGAATTTTTCACCAACAAGCTCTTCTCCCTTACGAGGGTCTGAAGTAAAGTTAGATAATAAAATATGATTTTCATCCTTAATATGAGGTAATTGTAGTCCTAAATTAGCTACATATACTTGGTCTTGATAATTTCCTTCAGCAGGTAATAAATGAACAAGTGATTGACCAGCCATAAAGTTATACAAATCCATAAACTGCTTGTATGCTTTAGGTCTGTTAATTGTTAATTCTTCATCTGTTAGCTCTTGCATCCAGATGTTGTTGGGATCCGCTGTTGAAAGCGAGAACGGAAAATTCATTACATAACTTTGCAGAGGTAACTGGCTTGGTGTTTCTTTCATAAGACTATTACTTATAACTTGTGTTTACTATAAATATATAGTAGGTACCTAGAAACAAAGAAGGCCTAGGAAAACCTAGGCCTTTCTTTATAGACTCTAATCTAATTATTAGATAGTGTTTAATCCGTGAACATACACCTTAGCGTAGAATTCAGGACGTAACATCTTCTTAGCGTAACGAGTCAATAAACCTTTACGTGGAGTGAAGGTATCAGGATCGTACACTAATGGAGTCATGATCAATGGAATGTATGGAGCAAATACAGCACCAGTTTCCAAGAATTGTGAACCTTTGTAGCCCATCAAGATCAAGTTTTCAGTCATGTATGGGTTCTTATAAACAGTGTATCTGTTATTCAAGGCACCAACTTTCTGTACACCGAAAGCATACTCCATTTGAGCAGCATCACCGTTTGAGTTAGCAGCAAATCCTGGGATTGATTCCAAGATAGTAGCTACAGTTGGAGAAGTAACTAAGAAGTTAGCTCCGCCTCTCAAAGTCAACTGGTGAATTTTGTTAGACAATTTCTGTAACTTAGTTCCTAAAGTAGCGAACCACTGACCTTGAGTGTTGTAGAAACCTGAAGATAAAGTAGTTGGCAATGAACCAGAAATTACAGTGTTGTTTATAGCTGACCAGTACTCAGTTCCAGCAGCAGCATCTTCGATCAACATATCTAAGATTTCCAAATCAATTTCCATTGAAATGTACTCACTCATGATGTTAGTCAATTCAGCTTCAGCATCGATGTTCTGGTAAGCAGCTAAGTCTTGAGCAAACTCAGGAGTCCATACAGCCTTCAACTTCTTAGTTTTAGCAGTGATGGCTTGTGACTGCATCTTAACGTTAATCTGTGGGATAGAGATAGTAGTTGCAGAAG